GAATCGACATTCTGGGAGAACGACCTGCGCACCTTGAGGCCGGCGGCCGGCATCTGGATACGCGGGGCTTTTGTCAATCCGCTCGATCCGAGCTCGATCAATCTCTGGGTATTCTGATGAGCCAGGATTTCTTCAATCGCAACGGCCCCTATAATCTCCTGATCGCCCAGGGCAAGATCCCGGGCGCCGAGGCGATCAGCGGATTCGGCCTGAGCGTCACCGGCGGGGCGGTGACCAATCAGATCATCTGGCCCGGCACGACTTTCCATATTCCGCCCATGGCCGGCACCCAGATGAATCTGGTAAGCACCAGCGCCGATGATAACCCGGCTGGCACCGGCATTCGGCTGGTCGAAATCCATTATCTCGACGGCAATCTGGATCCGCAGGTCGAGCAGCTCGCGACCAATGGGCTGACGCCGGTGCCGACCGTGGCAACCGATATCCGCTTCGTGCAATGCCTGCATGGCTATTTCACCGGAACCGGGCTTGCCGCTGCTGGCACGATCTCGCTGAGCTTCGGCGGCCTCACCTATGCCATCATCCGCCCCGGCCGCATCCGCTGCGAATCGAGCGCGCGCATGGTGCCGCGCGGCAAGCAGCTGATCGTGTCCGATCTGGCCGCCGGCGCGAGCAGCGGCACCGCCGCGGCGAATGTGCTGGTCGAATATGTCGCGACCCAGATCGATGTCAATATCAAGACCTATGAAAATCTATTCTTCCCGCATGGGATCGCCGCGCTGCAGGACAATACATCGACCATGTCGCTGACATCGCCCGGGCCCTTTCAGCCAGGGGTGGTGGTGGCGATGCGGGCCACGACCGACAAAGCGGCATCGGTGACCGCCAGCTGGTTCGGCTGGATCGAGAATCTCCAATGACGATCGCGAGCAGCATCCGAAATTTCATGGGCGCCATGGTCCCGGGGATCCGGCAGGCCAAGGCCTCGGCCACGCATCTGATTGTCTCGATGCAAAGCCTCGGCCGGCCGGTCTGGACGCCAAGGCGCTATGACAAATTCGCCCAGGAGGGCTATCAGAAGAACATCATCGTCTATAAGGCGATCCGCGAGCTGCTGCTCGCGGCCGAGCAGGCGCCATGGTTCGTTCAGCGGCTGGTCGCCGGGCAATGGAAAGAAGATGAGATGAATCCGCTCGCCGCGCTGCTCAAGCGCCCGAATCCGCAGCAGAGCGGGCCGGTATTTTTCGGATCGCTGATGGGCTTTTATTCGATCGCCGGCAATGCCTATATCGAGGCGGTGCGGCCATCGCCCGGGCGGGCTCCCAAGGAGCTCTATGCCTTGCGGCCTGATCGCATGAAGGTGATCCCCGGGCCATCGGGCCCGGACGGCTATGTCTATACCGTCAACGGCGGGGAGAAAACATGGGAAGGCGAAGCCGCTGGCGATATCCGGCATCTGAAAGATTTCAATCCGCTGGATGATTGGTATGGCCAATCGCCCATGGAGGCGGCCGCCTTCGATATCGATATCCACAATGCCGCGCTCGAATGGAATAAGGCGCTGCTCGATAACGGCTGCCGGCCGAGCGGCGCGCTGATCTATGAGCCGAAAACCGAATCGGCGCCGGCGATGCTGAGCGATGAGTCATTCCTGAAGCTCAAGCAGCAGATCGATGATCTCTATAGCGGCAAGAGCAATGCCGGGCGGCCCCTGCTGCTCGAGGGCTGGCTGAAATGGGTGAATTTCATGCTGTCGCCGGCAGATATGGATTTCATCAATTCGAAGAACACCTCCGCGCGCGATATCTGCGCCGCCTGGGGCGTGCCGCCGCAGCTACTCGGCATTCCGGGCGATAATACATTCGCGAATTTGAAGGAGGCGCGGCTCGCCTTCTGGGAGCAGACCGTGATCCCGATTCTCACGATCATCCGCGATGAGCTCAATGTCTGGCTCGCGCCGGAATTCGGCGATTACCGCATCGTGCTGGATGAGGATGATATCCCGGCGCTATCGCCGCGCCGCGAGGAATTGTGGGCGCGGCTCGAAAAGGCGACCGATCTCACCATCAATGAAAAGCGGATTGCCAAAGGATATTCGCCGATCAAAGGCGGAGATCAGCTTTATATCTCGGCGACCCTCATCCCGATTGGATCGAGCCCCTTCGGCGAGGCCCCGCCGCCCGCCGGCGAGAATGAGTGAGCGCATCGGAAGATCTTCGCAAAAAGCTCAAGCTCGAGCGCCAGATCGAGCCGAAGCTGCTCGCCTATCAGGCGAAAATCGATAAGCAATTCCGCTCGAGCTTTGCCGGGCTTGGGATCATTCCGCCGACCGAGCCATTCGACGCGGAGCTCGCGGCGATCCTGCAGGGGCATTACCGCGCCACGCAGCGCGCCTTCGCGGGATCGATCATCGATGAATTGCCGCCCAAGGCCGCCGCCTCGAGCGATGAAAAGGCCGCGATCGCCGCGGCGCTCGCGCTCTATTTCGCGAAGCAGGCGAGGCGCCAGGCCGAGGGCATCAATCGCACCACCGACGGCGATATGCAGACCGCCGCGCGCATGGCGCGCGAAAGCCAATCGCCGGAGGGCCCGCATCTTTCGCAGATCGAGATTGCGCTCATCGCCTCGGGTCTCCTCGGGCGGGCGCTGGCGGCGCGCGCGCGATCTGCTGCCATTACCGAGACCCAGGGCGCGGCCGAGGCGACCAAGGCGACCGAGGCGGAGGTGATGCTGGGGCTCAATCCGACGATCGCCGGCGGCGATCCCAAGGGCCGCGAGGCCGCGAAGACCTGGCGATCGGTCGGCGACAATCGCGTGCGCCAGGATCATCTGGATGCCGATGGGCAGACCGTGCCGGTGAGCGAGCCCTTCATCGTCGGCGGCGAATCGCTGATGTATCCCGGCGATTCAAGCCTCGGCGCCAGCGCCGCCCAGATCGTCAATTGCCGCTGCGGGGTGGAATACGACACCGCCGAAATTGCACGATCGCGCGAAGAAGCGTAGTGTTCCGGCCAGATGCGGTCCCTCCCAGGGAAAAGCGGAGTCCATCGATAGATCATGCATCGCAAGGAAGACCTCACTGCTACCGATACGCTCGATGCCGAATTCGAGATCAAGCAGCTGTCGTCGACCGGATCATTCAGCGGCTATGCGTCCACCTTCGGCAATATCGATTCCGACCGCGATATCATCGCGCCCGGCGCCTTCGCCAAAAGCCTCGAGAAGGGCGCCGGAAAGGTCAAGATGCTCTGGCATCATGATGCCCGCCAGCCGATCGGCATCTGGGACAAGATCGAGGAGGACAAGCGCGGCCTAGCGGTCGAGGGCCGCCTGCTGATCGGCCAGGGCGTGCCGAAAGCCGATGAGGCGTATGCGCTGATCAAGGCGCGCGCGATCGATGGCCTATCGATCGGATTCCGGATCCCCGAGGGCGGCGCGAGCTTCGATGATAAAAAGCGCGTGCGCACGATCAGTCAGGTCGATCTCTGGGAGATTTCGCCGGTGACCTTTCCCGCCAATGACCGCGCCACCATCCGGCGGGTAAAGGGCGTCGTGCCATTCCAGGATCTGCCGCTCGCCGATCGCGGCCGGGCCTGGGACGGATCGGCCGCCGAGGCGCGGGTGCGGCGCTGGGCGGGCGGCGGCAGCGATATCGCCGATATGGATTGGGATCGCTATCGCCGCGCGTTTCTCTGGTTCGATTCTGCCAATCCCGAGCGGATCACGAGCTATAAGCTCGGCATCGCGGATATCGTGGGCGGCGCGCTCACCGCCATTCCGCGCGGCATCTTCGCCGCCGCCGGCGTGCTGATGGGCTCGCGCGGCGGGGTGGATATTCCCGATGCCGATCGCCGCCGGGCGATGGCGCATCTCGAGCGCTACTACGGCAAGATGGATCTTGAATCGCCATTCAAGGCCGCCGAGATTGTCGAATCGGTGAAAATGTATCTGCGCGCGCGCCTATCGGGCGCGGCGACCGCGCAAGAATATGAGCGAGTCCTGCGCGATGTAGGATTCCGCCTGGATGAAGCAAAGGCCATGACGGCCAAATTCGGTCCACAGCGCGAGGTTGGGACCATGGGCGTCGTCGCAGCCGTGAAGGCAGCGAAAGCGGCGCTTGACGAGATCAATCGAACCCTGGCGAGGTAGGGCAGCTGCCTTACCCTTCGGAGCATGCCTGCAGGATCCGCGAGCCATCCGCATTTCGGCCTGGATCCTTCCGGCGGGTCAACGGCGCCCGCAGTCACGAGGGCCGGCGATATGACGTCATTTTCGGCCGGCTGCGCGATGGCGGGGCCAGCGCCGAGCAGGCCTATCGCTATCCGAAGGACAGCTGGACCGCCGATCAGGCCCGCGCGCATTGCCGGAGCCATGACGGATCATTCGAGGCCGCTGCCGAGAACCGCGCCGCCTATTGCGAGGACATGACGATGGAAGAAGATCTGGAAACCGAAGTCCGCGGTCTCGCGGAATCCGTGAAGGAAACCCATACCGCCCTCAAGAAGTCGTTTGAGGAATTCAAGGCCAGCCAGGAGGCGGCCGCGAAGGAATGGGCGAAGCGCGGCGAGATCGATCCGCTGCTCGCGACGCTGCGCGAGAAAATCGCGGCCGATATGGTCGCGATGCAGGAGAAGATCGATCAGCAGATCGTGGCGCTCAATCGCCCGCGCCTCGATACCGACGGCTACAGCGAGAAGGACAAGGAATTCCGCAATGCGCGCGTATTCTTCACCGACGTCGCCGTGAAGCATCGCCGCATCGAATCGGGCGAGGAGCTGAAGGACAGCGAGATCAATCTCGATGCCTATCGCGCCTACAAGAAAGTTTTCCTGAAGCTGGTGCGGCGCGGCGATGACCGCAAGCTGACTGCCGATGAGATCAAGAGCCTGTCGGTCGGCTCCGATCCGGATGGCGGCTATACCGTCTATCCGGAACTCTCGAATCGCATCATCGAGCGGCAATTCGAATCGAGCCCGATGCGGCAGGTCGCGATGGTGGAAACCATCTCCAGCCAATCGCTCGAGATCATCGAGGATCCGAACGAATTCTCTGCGGCCCGCACCGCCGAGACCGTATCCGCCGGCGAGACCAATACGCCGAAGCTCGGCAAGCGCGAGATCGTGGCCTATATCATGGAGGCCCGGCCGCGCGCCTCGCAGACGCTGCTCGATGATTCGAGCGTCGATATCGAGGCCTGGATCGCCCGGAAGGTCGCGAATAAATTCGGCCGCATCGAGGCGAATGAATTCGTGGTCGGCGATGGCATCGGCAAGGCCCGGGGCCTGACCACCTACACCGCTGGGATGACCTGGGGCACGATCGAGCAGATCAATTCCGGCGCGAATGGCTCGGCGACTTATGCCGAGCTGGCCACGATCTCGACCTCGCTCAAGGAGATGTTTTATCCGAATGCGAATTGGCTGCTGCATCGGACCCTGATCGGGCTGATCCTGGGCCTGACAGCCAGCGCATCGCCGCTCTGGATCCCCTCGATGGCGGTCGGCCAGCCCTCGACGCTGCTCGGCTATCCGGTGCGCTTCGCGCAGGATTTCGCGACGCCCACCACCGGCTCGCTGAGCGGCGCCTTCGGCGATTTCCGCGCGGGCTATACCTGGGTCGATCGGCTCGGCATCCGGATCCAGCCGGATCCGTATACCGCCAAGCCGTTTGTCGAATTCTATACGACCAAGCGCTCGGGCGGAGCGGTCGTGGATTTCGACGCGATCAAGGTGATCAAACTGAGTGCATAGCGGTCTCGCTCTGCGAGATCCCTGACTGAAAGGAGAAAATCCATGCGCGATCTGCATGACAATATCAATCCCACCAAGCCGGATGTCGTGACCGTGACCGACACGACCGCGGTCGTATCGGGCATCGTCGACACCCAGGGCTTTGACGCCCTGGAATTCGTCATCGCCGCTGGCACCCTCGCGGACGTCGATGCGACCTTCACCGTGCTGGTCGAAGACGGCGCGGCCTCGAATCTCTCCGATGCCGCGGCGGTGGCCGATGCCTATCTGCTTGGCACCGAGGCGCTTGCCGGCTTCACCTTCGCGGAGGATCAGAAGACGCGAAAGGTCGGCTATATCGGCCCGAAGCGCTACGTGCGCTGCACCGTGACGCCGGTGGCAAATACCGGCTCGGCGCCGATCGCGATCGTGCCGATCCTGGGCCGCCCGAGCCACGCGCCGACCGCGAATCCGCCTGCCTGATTCGTAGCCCTAAGTGGATGGGGTATTTCCCCCGCCGGAATTTTCTCACTCTCCCGCCGGCGGGGCCTTTTTTTCGAGGAGGCAGCGAAATGAAACGGGTCAGGATTACGCGGGCAGTGCCGCTGCTTATCGATGGAAAACCGATCCACGCGAAGCCGGGCGATCGCCATACGGTCGAGGACGACATCGCTGAATCGTTGATTCGCGGCGGCGATGCCGAGATCGAGCGGGGCGCGGAGCCGGCGGCCGAGGAGCCGGCGGATCAAGCGCCGCGCAAGCCAGGCAAAATCCGCATGAAGGATATGGGCCAGGCGCCGCACAATAAGGGCCGCAAATGAGCTCGCCGCTCGCGCGGCTCAAAAAGCGCGAGCTCGCCGGCCGGATCGTCGCGCTCGAGCGATCGACCGAGCCGGACAATAGCCCGCTGCTCTCCGTCGCCAAGGAAAATCTTCGCATCGAAACGACCGCCCAGGACGCGCTCCTGCAGCGGCTGATCAATGCGGCGGTGCGCTATGTGGAAATGATCTCGCGGAAATCGCTGCTCGATCAGGGGCGGCGATTGACGCTCGATAATTTCCCGGCCGAGGAATTCGTCCAGCTCTATGCCCCGCCGGTAAAGGCGGTGACCAGCTTCACGACCTATGACGAAAACGATGTGCCGGACGCCACATTCGCCGATTACACCCTCGATCTGCGCGGTTCCCGCATCCTGCTGAAGTATGGATTTCAATGGCCGGTGAATCTCCGCAGCGCCTCGGCGGTGGTGATCGTCTATACCACCGGCCATGGGACGACCGCCGCGGCGCTCCCGCAGACCCTGCTCGAGGCCGTGCTAATGCTGGTCGCGCATTGGTATCAGAATCCCTCGGCGGTCGGCTGCGATGTCGGGCCGGAGCTTGCACATAGCGTCGAGGCCCTGATCGGGATCGAGCGGGATTGGCGGCTATGACGCAATGCGTGCGGGTCGGCGGCCGGCGGCGGATCGTCTGCGCCGGGGATCTCAATAAGCGTATCACCATCGAGAATCGGGCGATCGTGCCGCCGGTCTCAGGCAGCGTCGATTTCACCGAATCCTTTTCAAGCCCGATCGATCGCTTCGCCGCGATTCAGACGACCAAGGGCAAGACCATTTTCGATGGGGTGAATCAGCGCGATCGGGAGGTGAGCCACGAAATCTTCATGCGCTATGAATCGGGCATCACCTCCGAATCCTGGATCCGCTATCAGGGCCGGCGGCTCGATATCATCGAAGTCGAGGATCTCGATGAGCGCCATGAATTCCTGCGGATTTTGTGCACCGATAAGCTCGCCAGCACGGTATGAGCCGCCATGATCGAGATCAAGGCCGACCCCACCAATTACCGTGTGCTTCTGATCAAATTCGATCAGGCGCTGCAATTCTCCGAGCGCGCCATTCGCCAGGGATTCTTTCGGCTGGGCCGCGATCTCAAGGCCAGCGCCGATCGCGAGATCCTGCGCCGGCCGAAGGGCGGGCGCGTCTATCTGATCCGCGGCCCCGGGGGCCGGCGCCGCCGGCATATCGCCTCGGCGCCGGGCGAGACCCATGCGAATTTCTCGGGCCGGCTACGCCGCTCGATCGGCTGGGAGGTGCGCGGCGCCCAGGAGCTCGAATTCGGCTATGGCGCCGGGCCCGAGGCCGGGGCGGTGCCGCGCTATGGGATATTTCTGGAATTCGGCACCCGCCGCATGGAGCCGCGGCCATCGCTGCGCAATGCCATCGGCGATATCGAGCGCAATGCCGAGGCGCATTTCGATCAGGCCCTGGCGCGGGAATTCGCATGAGGGCCGCCGATATCGTCCAGCAACTCGCCGGCGCGCTGCCGCGATTCTCGGATCGATTCACGACCAATATCGCGATTTCTGGCTTGAGCCAATCGGCCGGAATCGCGACCGCCAGCGCCACCGCCCATGGATTGAGCGCCGGCAAGCAGGTGAATATTCAAGGCGCCAAGACCCCGATCGCGATCTCGAGCCTTACCCGATCCGGCACCATTGGATCGCTGACGCTCCTGAGCGCTCACGATCTCACCTATGGATTCCAGGATCATGTGGAGATCTCCGGCGCCGCCGAGGCGGAATTCAACGGCAGCTTCGGCCTGCTTTCGGTGCCGTCCCGATATACCGCGACCTTTTCGATGCCGGCGGCGGGCGCCACGATTGCAACCGGCTCGCCGCTGCTGCTCAACGGCGCGAATTATCTGAATGCCTACAATGGCCTCAAGGCGGTGCTCGCCGCGCCGACGGCCGACAGCTTCACCTTCGCGGTGCCGGCCGGGCTTTATTCGCCGGCGAGCGGAAGCATCAGCGGCCGGAGCCTGCCGCGCATTTCGGCGATCTTGAGCGAGGATCTGATCCCGGAT